AATTCTCTCTTACAGATTTCGCGCTGAACTTGGAATTCTTCCAAAGTCAAAACGCGCTCGCTCAAGTTGATTGTTCCTGTTGGAGTGAAATCACATGTGCCTGCAGCGAAAGTTACAGTGTCATCAATTTTACGTACTACTGATTTGTATGGTACGTTTGGCTTCATTGTAACGTATTGAGTTGATACGTTAGATAGCAGAGCCTTTGCTACAATTTCACCTGCCAGTTGTCCTGAGTAGGTGTTGTTTAATAGAACTGGATTTGGCATATTACTTTACTTTTTTATTCTTTGATTAATTACTTTTTTGAGCGAATGCCTTCCATGAAGTCGCTGAATGAGTTACCATTCGATGCAACAACCGGAGCAGCGTTTTTCTTAAACTCTTGTGATTTTACAGAAGGTACAGCAGGTGCTTTTTTAACTGAAGCAAGTTCAGTCTTCAATGCTTCTGCATCCTTCTTAGCAGATTCTACTGCTGCAGCTAGTTCAGTCTTTTCAACTTCAAGTGCAGCAATGCGCTCCGACAAGTTACCGATAACAGCAACTAAGTCTTCGCTGCTCATTTCGGTAGATTGTTCTTCGCGTTCGATTTCGGCAATTAGACCATCTTCGCCTACGACTACTTTGGTCACACCATCTTCTAATAAATATTCACCTGCAGGTACTGGCACTGGGTTTCCTTCAGCATCTTGAGTAAAGATGTCCACACCTACTGTCCACTCATCAGCGGTAGAATAGATTTTAGTACCATCATTCAAAGTACCTTCTACTGCAAACTTTACTTCTGTTGCAGCAGCTTCTTCTTCGAACTTGATACCCACTGTTGAAGGATCAATGCCATACTTATTGAATACGGATTTGATTTGTTCTTTAATATTCGACATGTTTGGATATTTGGGTATAGTAGCAAAAACAGCGTTTTGTTACATGTAGCCACATGTCTTATCTTAGCAGTATAAATAAATACCCATATTATGAAAGCAAACCCTGAGTTTATGACAAAGAAGATTTCAGTAAGACTCACTGAAAAGCAGTACAAGGCTGTGATGAAAAATGCCAAAGCAAGCAAAATGACAGTAGCGGAATATTCGCGTGCATGCATGCTGTAAAAAAAAATAGGGGCTCGTTTGCCCCTACTTTTTAATCTAAAACCTAAATCTCTTATGACGGTATATCAACCAATGTTTGGCAAATATATATCATTTTCCTAAACCTGCAAGTATTTGGTCTAATTCAAAAACCAATTCTGCTTCGTAGTTCTTTACACCACTCATAGCTACGCCTACTTCGTTAAAGAAGCCTTCAATACTGTAGCCTTTTACCTTTCCTTCTTTTACATCATTCCACACATGGTCTTCATCAACTTTAGTTCCGATAAACCATGTACCATCAGGCAATTCAGGCAAGCCAAGTTGGATGCTCTTATCATTCTTACCTTCCTTTAACCATGATTCTACAACTGTCACACCGGTTACTGGTATTTCATGTTGTAGGTTAGTGGTGTGTTGCAGATTCTTTTTGAAGAATTGATGCGCTATCGCCTGAACTGTTGCCTTTTCAAAGTACACATAGTACGGTTCGCCTTTATCGTCATAGCGCAATATCTCCTTATCCGGGATTAACGCAGGACCATAAAGCATTCTACGTTCGTCATCGACTTTGGCAAGCTGCATCTTGCTCAATGCAATCCAATTTTCTTCTATTGCTGGCATATCTACTAAGCCCATTGCCGTAATACCTAAACGACCTTCTTCGTCAATTACACACTTAACTACTTTTCTCTTATCCATTTTACAAATTTAATTTAGTTATCCTATACGTGCTAAGTCTTCTACGTTCTCGCGTACTTCTTGCTGACTTGATACATCACCTGCCAACACATACGCACGTGGTAAGAATTGGTCAGGGCGATTTGCTACAAACTGCGCAGCAAATGGATTAAACCCTGCTGGCTGTGAACCGCTGTCACCTCCACCTCCACCCAGTGAAGGAGGTGTTGTGTTAGTATCAGGTGAAGTACCACCACCTTGAAATTGTTGAGCTTTAATGCTCGCAACATTAGCAAGACCACCAGCAACAGCAGCAGCCGCAGCAATGTATGGTGCAGCAGGAAACAAAATAGAAACAGGATTTGATTGAGTTGCAAAAAATGCAGCATTGGCACTTTTATATGTATCTACGGTTGCTTGTGCTATGCTCACAGCTTTTTGTATTTTGAATGCTTGTTTTGCACGCTTCTCATCACCCTTACCATATACAGCCGCAAGATTAGAAATAATGCTAAGAGAATCTGTGGCAAGTTGTATTTTGCCTTCTTTAAGTGCAATAGCATTGGCTAATTCCTGCTGTCTTAATTTTTCCTGTTCCTCAGCCGCCAGCTTTGCAGCTTCAAGTTTTGCTTTTTCTGCTGCTTCAAATTCTTTTACATTTTCTTGATAAAGTTTGTCGAGTAAATCACTTATCTCTTGCTCATTTTTTAATCTATCCGCTGTGGCTTTATCACTTGCCGCTTTTAAATCTGCTGCTTCTTTTTCTGCTGCTGCTTTTCTATCTGCTGCTGCCTTTTCACGCGCTGCCTTTTCTTTTGCATCTTGGGCGTTGAGAATACCATCGCGCTGGTTTACCAACGTCACTAACGCCTTTTCACTATCCTTAATTACTTGCTCCTGTTTTTTGCGTTCTTCTTCAGGATCAAATATGCTTTTTGTTATAAAAGAATTTAATGTATCAAATGAATCAGACAATTCTATTTTACCAATGTCCGCACCCAGTGTGTTGAGCAGACTGATTGCACCATTTACAGCATTTTCAAATATCTCTGTAAGTGCACGTGCAGGTAAAGTGATAAAATCTAAAAATGTCTTTAGATAGTTCGCATTACGTTCCGCTGCTGCTATTTGTGCTGCCGCTTGCTGTTTGTTTGTTTCAAGTACAACCTGCTGTTCAAGTATGGCAGTGTTTAATGCTTGTAATTTTAAATCAGTTATTTGTTTTTCAGTTAAGCCTTGACGCTTTAACGTTTCTTCAGTTGACGAAATAGCATCGAAGTTCTCTTTTGCTACCGCTGCACGTTCCTTTTGTACATCTAAAAGTTCTTGGTCTGCATCCGTAACGCCATCAATAAGCGATAACAATTCTTCAGCATATACTACCGCAGCTGCAATCGATGCTCCAATTAAAAAAATAGGATTAGTCAGTAAGGCTTTACCAATAGATGCAAATGCACTACCTATTCCTTGTACACCTTTAGCAATATCACCCGGCTTAATTTGTGTGATATTTTGTGCAAGCAGTTTAGCACCTTCTGCTGCACCTTCGAAGTCAAGTGATGCGATACGTGATGTAACAAGTCCAAGTGAACCACTAACCTTTTCAAATGCACCACCTGCCTGTGTACCTACTGCCTGTGCTGCATCTTGAATCTTATCCTTTAGTTCCCCTGCTGCCTGCGATAACTCGCGATACTTTTGAGTCTGTGGATCTGTGTTAGCCAATTGCGCCTGTAATTCACGCAACTGTGCCTTTAGCGATTTACCAGCGTTGTCTGCGCTATCGAAAGCACTGCCAAGTGCATTTAATTTTTGTTCACTTGATCCTGTGTCAATTTGAAACGTCCTTACAATAGGTTCAGCCATTAGTAGATGAGTTTATAGATTAAAAAAATAACACTTAGTCCGAGTAAAATGCGCCATGTATATAGTGTAACATACCACAATACACGCTGCCATTTGCGTAGCGAGTAGTTGTGTTCCTTCTTTGTTGCGATGCCTAGCTGGATGTAGCGCATTGAGTTTTTGATTGAGTCCATTATGCGAATTTTAATTGTTGGTATTGTAAAGTAGCACCAGCTACTAACGTAACAGGATACGTTCCACCTGTAATTGTCAAGTTGATTCTGTGCTCTGCTGTGTTAGTTGTTGTGTCTATGCCTAAGGTGAAGACGTATGAACCGATTCCACCAATAGTATTCAATGTACTAACAGCACTGGCAGATGCCAAACTTCCTGTTTTTTCAAGTGTAAAGTGATGTAGTGATGTTTCATTTAAACCTGCAGCATCGCGAATATTTAAATTTAGTGAGCAACTCCAAATAGTATCATCTTCAATATCTATGTATTCACCCACTACACCTTCGATATCTAAATTGAATACATCGCCTGATGCATTAGGTGAAAATTGCTTTTGCAGTACAACAAATCCAAACTGCGCCCATCCGTAGTAAATTGAAGTTGAATCACCATTACGATAACCACCACCCACGTGCAATCCGGGTAGATTGGTTGTTACATTTTTGCCAAGCAGATTGCTGCCATTGACAAATTTTGTAAGTGTTAAATCTTGACCAACCGCTAAGCTATTTCCATTGCCATTACCTATTGATACTTTGTTACCATTAACTACTGAACTTGGCGCAGCATCAAATGCTAATGTTGGTGAATTTATTAATGTCGTTGTTGATGATACAATAGAGTTTCTAAACTGACCACCGTTATTGAATGCCCAACATACACCATTAACTTCATCCCAAAAGTAGCCGTAACGTGAACAGCAATCTTCAGTCGGCTCTACTGGTTCACCTCCGGTTTCAAACTCAACTTCGCCATTAGTAGTAACGCCAACAGGAGTAGATGAACAGTCATTGATTTGATCAAGGAATTTGATAAGCTTAACCTTTGTGCTTTCCTGTAATCCTACTTTGTAGTCGCTGATTTCAAGTATGCGCCAATAGCTGTCCTGAATCCATATTTTATCGGCAAAGCTAAACGTAAGAATATCCTTTAAGTCCAGCGCAAAGAATGCTTCCATTATTCTACCCTCAGGAGAATAAAGTTCATTCATATAATTGCGCCAATATGTGTTGAATAAATTATTGTATGGATTAGAACTAACAGTAGAAAAGTGTGGTGGAGTTTCAGGAGCCCAGTTTAAATCAAAATCCGTTAGTGTTGGATAAGCATCGCTATAATGATTGAGTATAGGTATTACCGTTGCAGGTGACGCGCTACTAGTTCCGTCATTATATAAATTGATGCTCATTGATCCAG